CAGTACCGTCTATATACGCGATACCATTTCGACCTAACGACAGTTGACCTTCGATGTCTTTGATTCTTTTCTCAGCCATAGCTCTTTGTGTTTCAGTCTTAACACCATAAGGTACGGTTAGTAATAAATCAAGACGACCGGAGTCTACAATATCGTCAACGTTGTCTAACTGATTAAGCTTCTTGATAAGTCGCTTTAAGGTGGAATTTTGATCATTAATAACGGCGTATAATGGATTCTCAATGATGGCAACATTCTTCTTTTCAGCAAAGATGCGTTCATTTTGACCAGTTTCATCGTTATAAAGATCGACCTCCACATGTTTAGGGAACCAGTTAACGATCTTACCGACTCGCATTGTATTTATGTCGTAGCTACCACTTACTTCCGGATCAAGAGTGGTGTCGACTGGAACTACTGCAACAACGCCTTCATCAAACATGGAATAAACCAAATCGTGAATGAATTGAATACTGCTTTGATCAATATTGGCTTCTAATGTTAAGCAATTATTTAAGCCAGTATTCATATCAGTAATATCTTCATTCTTTGGATCGATCTTAACATGTTTGAATTCGGTCATCGATACGTCTATCGCTATCCTATTAAAGATAGAAGCTACATAGTCTGTAGTTCTGTAGAACGTCAGATGTCTATGTGGCGAACGCGACGATGATGATCCTCTATTAAAAGATAATTTAAGGCCGTCGTTATTGAAAGCGTTCCAGGCGTGTTTGAGTTTATCGGTTAGTCTCATTCGAACGCCTCCTGGAAACGTTTGTAAGCAATCCAAGCATCCAATAGTGCGGCAACGTTATCAATCTTTTCACTGTCGCGTTTCTTCGATAACTTGCGATTACCATTTGTATCTTCTATAGCTATTGAATTACCCATCGCGAACTTCATCAACTCTTCATCAAATAAGAGAAGGCGTTCCGATGCCAAATGACCGAGTTCTCCTAACGGTACGGACTCAGTTTTATGACCTTGTATAACTTTTGTAACTCCGTAGTCACCATGCTCTGTTATCCATTTATCGACGATATCTTTTGCGTTGTATGGGTCATATCCTAGAGCTAATACCGTATACTGATGTTCGATTACAAAGTTATCGAGGTCTCTATATACTTCTAGCATGTCCAAAACCGCACCATCCATCACAATTAAAGATCCCTCATCTATAAACTCTTGGTATTTGTTTCGCATAGCCTGATCTAGCTTCTTGACTTTCAAATCAGAAACGTATGATCTGGTCTTTACTCCAAAGTATCCATTACCGAGAGGGAACAGGAAAGTAAATGCTGTAAAGTCGTCACCTTGAGATAAGTCGGCACCCATGGCACATATCATACCATCAAAGTTCTGTCTTCTATGCGGAAGAGTATCTTCGTAAGAGAAGAAATATGTAGCTCCTTCTACAGGAATTCCAAATCTCTTAGCGAGAATATCGTTTCTCTTTGAAGGGACTGCTTCCATAACATTTACATCTTTTTGATAAGTATCATACGTCACAGTAGCACCTATATTAGGATTGGCTTTGAGCCACATTTCCGGTTTACCAACCTCAGAAATATCATCCAATTTATAGTGCCATATTGACACATGGGGGTTTACATAATCGCCTCTCAAAATATCCTTGAGTTCCAACTTTATTGTATCCCCGACACCATTCCTGGCGGTACCCTCTGACGAAGTGGCAACTATGACATAGTCTTCGACTTTTGAAGCGCCTTGTTCAAGAGCTCCTATGACATCTTCCTTGACTTTACCAGATAACCATTCGTCGACGGTGTTGATCTTTGTACCTAGACCTTGGAGTTTATCGATGGACATAACTCGAACTTCAACCTTAGAGTTGGTTAGGAAATTCTCTATGCCCTTCTTAGTCGATGCCAACTTCACTTTACTCCAACTATTTGACTGAATATTACCTTGAGTTAGGTACTTATATAAAGGACCTCTTGCTCTAGATATAGCAGTTCTTGCAGGATTCATAGTTTCTTCAGCCTGCTTCATAGTTGGGGCTGTTACTACTTGATGGGTTGTTGACGTATCGACATTTAAGAAATATTGATGAATACAACTTGCATACATAGATTTTGCTGCGCCACGGGCAACGATTAGATATTGTTTATTAACCAATCGTTTCTTCTTCGTGACCATTTCGTATCTTCGAAGATTTTGATTCCATCTTTTCTCTTCAACGAAGTAATACCAAGCTAATAGATCTTCTGCCCATAATCTGAATGAAGGAAGAAGTACAAGATCTGATCCATCAGCCAAGGTTAACTCATTTTCACAGAAATTTATAAAACCGATTATGGCTTCATCATCATAGTAGTAATCGGGAGACTCTATTAAGGCATCTATACGATTCATCTGTAGAGATATCTCTTCGTTAACAGGTATCTCACCGTTTAGTACTTGTTGTCTAAACTTTCCGTATTCAATTGGTACTGCTGTATTCGATAGTGACATATTATCACCTGTAGTTAAGGACCTCTTTTATGACCCCCACGTATTTTATGCTTTAAGATTTGGTATTTTTTTCCTTTAATTTTTCCGTAACCGTCTTAAGCAGATCTTTCTTAGCTTGGTCGGCTGACGATTTTGGATTTTTAACCGTGTCGAATATATCCTTGGTTGATAGACGCTTGTTAAGTGCGTACTTAACACCCAAAGATCCTCCGATTTGCACAACCTTTTGTCCGAACTCTCTTTGCTCTTTAGAAGCCGAATGTACAGCATTATGAAGACTTTCTTTTGCCTTTAATCGTACAACTTTTCTCTGTAACTCTTGATCGTCCATGTGTTCTCGGCGAAGATAATCTTCTCGGTCCTTCTTGGTTCCGACCTTAGAGCGAGATAATGTTTTAAGACTATTTTCAAGAGAGACGCGTTTTGCAACAATACCGATATCTTTAGTAGATAAAGTATCCATCTCTTTTAAAACAGACTTCCATTGTCGTTCTCGTTTAAGAGAATTTAATTTCTTTCCAAGCGCGGTACGAATTGGTTTGTCTTTTGCATCCTTCTTACCATCGGCCCCTCCAGGACGATCATAACTTCTTCGCACTCCCCATTTCATACCTTTTACTCCAGATTGTTGAAGTAGTTCGTCGAGTTTTTCCACTTTAAATCACCTACCAATCTCCGCTATCTGTTGGAGCGGTTGTTGTAACGAGCGGCTCCTCATATGCTATCTTCAATCTCCATAGCAATTGCTCTATGTTTGACTGATGATACTGAACACTCGATGGAGGAGGTGGATCAAACAAAAGTTTAGTGCTCAACATTATAAACAATGGAACCATTTTGAAGTTTTCGTTTTTGTCCGACTGAACAGGATCTTGTAAGTCGGCCCAAGTAGTTGACTCATCGGTCACTACCATGTTATTACCAACACCGTTTTGATTAAGTGTGACTATTGCTGCATTAATGTGCATTAGTAATTCGGTGTCGAAGTCGGAAGTATCTGGTGAGAGACCAACCGCTGATCTAATATTTTTTAGAATACTGTCGGTTAGAATCAAGAGCTACACCTCCACCTTGATGTTCGCCCACTTCTTGTAAGCATCGAAGTAAACTTCATCCTTGCTACCATTCAACGTGACTTCGTAGTACATACCATCGAATAATGGCGTGGATAATAGCGCTTTGGAATTCTGAAGGACTTTAACACTCCAGACAACGTACACATCTTCAGGGTTAATCAGACGTTTATCGTCATCCGACTTGTCAGTGTTGCCATTCGTATATGCCGCGACTAATTCTTTAGACTTAGCAATAAATTCATCATGAGTCATTGGTTTCACTCCTTTACCAAAATTTTGTATCGCCTGGTCTTCTTTCAACCCACGGTTCTTTAACAACTTTTTTGTAGTGTATGGAGTTGTGAGTGTCCATCGACACTGTAATAAGATTGTCTGGATCTAGTAGTCTCTTCGTTCGATTACGGATATCTGATTCGTTTATAGGGTTTATGTGATGTACGTACATCGGACCATCTATATAAACTCCAAAGACTCCTAAGTCGAATCCTAGATCCCGCTCTATGATTTGTTGTCTAGTAATTAACCAGACGTTTGATTTGAAGAACTCACCAGACATATGTCTAGGAGATTCAGCGTTATTGTCCAGAAGCTTTAGATATTCGAGTCGTTCTTGGAATGAAGGTAAGAGTATGAGTTCACTGTAACTTCGTCTATCGACCCGAGTGACCAAATCCGTCCTCTCCTCGAGCGCCAAAGCTAAGTTCATCAGCCCATTCAGGAGTAGGGAGCTCACAACTACTAATGACTAGTTGCGCAATCCGATCACCTTTTCTTACGGAATAAGAACGACCGGTGAGGTTGTAAAGGAGGACGCCCAATTCTCCACGATAAGAACTATCGATCGTTCCTCCGAAACAAATGATGTCCTTGTTAAATGCTAGACCGGATCGACCTCTAATCTCACCTTCGAATCCTGGTAGAATTTCAACAGCAATACCTGTTGGTATTTTGGCACGTCCGATTTTAACACCTACAAAGCTGTTATCAACTTCGCTCGCAGGAATCTCCATATCTGCCGATGCGTAAAGATCAAGACCTGCGTCATATCTTACAGCTCTTGTTGGAAGAATTGCGTTTTCGTTACCTTCAAATCTCATTACTTTTAAAACTTCCATTTTGAATCCACCTTTACTTTGATCCTGAGGTATAGTTTTTCATTGCTTCGATTGCTTCTTTGGCAACGTTTTCGGACTCTCGTTGTTGATCGATGTTGTTAGCTTTAGCATCGAGAAGTCTGGCATTTTTTTCCAAAATTTCCCGCTCCAGTCTTTCACGAGCAGATGCAAGTTTTAGATAATGTACGATCACGGCCGACGATGCGGTTCCCTCTATGAGTTGCTTCTCTGCTAGATCGACTGCTCGACTGACCAACTGGTTTTCACGAGCTTCAGGTGTTGTAGCAGGTCTAACTTCTCGTTCTTCTCTTTTTCTCGCCATAACACATAACTCCTATGTTTGGTTTATACTACACTAGTTCCTTCAACGCCACGATTCTCTCTACCGATAGTACGCTTTCTCAAACGAAGCAGAGCATCTTCCAAGTATGTGATTGCGATTGCGTTATCGCGGGAACTGTACTGCGATTGTTGGAAATGCTCAAGGCGACAAATTACCATATGAATAAGATCTTCGTTACTTACACCGTTGACGCCAACTTCGTTAATCGGACCTTCTTGGAAATGTACGATACCGACCATTGAAGTTTCTGGATTGGTAGCTTGTACGGAATGCACATGGAAAAGATGCGGTGCGTTGAACTGGAAGTTCTTTTCATGAACGACTTTTGTATACTTGGTTGTATGTAGGTCATGTTTCAGATCAACCATCTCAACACTATTGTCGATCTCTTCCGAGTAAATATCCTCGAATACATCTTTGGGCATCCAAGTTACATGACCGTTGAACCGCTCGACGATGTAACCCTCATCCAATGGGTTCTCACCTTCAGGGATTGTCCACCCTTTATACGTGTTGTACTGACCTCTTGTCATTGGCGTTGCGTTAACTTCTTCGATTCCAACATATGATGGCATATGATTGCTCCTTAGAATATGATTTGTTTAACTACTCTCACCGGCTGATGAACTCCTACCATACTTTGTCAATACTTATAATGACTATAGGAGGAAATTGTGACGACTTCTCATAGGGTTTTTATTCTTCTATAAAGATAGAAGCTGCATGTTTGTGAGTAAAGTGGTCAAGTATAGTAGGAGTTAATCAGCCGGTGAGCGAATAGTCCAAAATGATTTTCAAAAATATCACGCCGGAGAAAAATTAGGG